GTCCGGCGCCCGTGGCGTGGATTCCACGCTCACCCTCCCGCTGACGTTCACCAGCTTCGCCGGCAACGCCCTGAACGCCCCGGACTCGGCCCATTTGCAGTTTGCGAACGGGCTGGCCAAGGCGACCATCACGACTTCCGACATTTTCACCCTGTCGGAGATCGAGCGGTTGGTAGAGAAGGCCGAAACCGTCGATCCCATGATCCAGCCGATCATGGTCGGCGGCGAGAAGAAGTACATCATGCTCCTTCACCCCTACCAGGTCACGGACCTTCGGACAAACGCCGGCGTCGGCCAGTGGCAGGACATCCAGAAAGCCGCGGCCGGCAAGACGGGAGAAAACTCCGCGATCTTCACCGGCGCCCTGGGCGAGTATCGCGGTGTTGTCCTGCACTCCCATCGGAACGTGGTCCGGTTCTCGGATTATGGCTCCGGCACGAACCTCCCCGCGGCGCGCGCGCTGTTCCTCGGCGCCCAGGCCGCGGCGATCGCCTTCGGGAACGGCGGCGGGGAAACCGTCGCGCGGTACTCCTGGAAGGAAGAGCTGTTCGACTACGGGAATCAGCTCGGCGTGGCGGCCGGCTCGATTTTCGGCGTCAAGAAGTCCGTTTTTAACTCGGCCGACTTCGGCGTGATCGCGTGTGACACCTACGCGATCGCTCACTAAGGAGGGGCACCATGACGACACCCTTCTATTCGGCTGATTGCGCGGTAGGAAGCGGCATCCAGCCTCGGGCTGGCGTTGGGCTCTGCTCCGTGTCCGGCTCCTACACCATGCTCGCGGCGTTTCTCGACGAGGATATCGTCCATCTCGTCAAGATGCCGAAGGGCGCAACCCTCCTGGATCTGATCCTGGACGTTCCGGCTCTCACGGACCAGGCCGACGTTACCTGGGACCTTGGGGATTCGGATTCCTCCGGGAGATTCATCACGGCGGGAACCGCGGGGAGATCCAGCGCGGGAGCGATCGTCCGGCTGACGCTGGCCGGAGGATCGCAGTACGTGTACACGGCCGACAACACGATTCAGTTCAAGATCAAGACCGTTCCCGGCGCGACGGCCGTGACGAACGGCACGATCAAGCTGACGGCCATCTACACGATGGACCCGTAGGAGGGATGCCATGACTACGCCCTTCTATTCGGCTGATTGTGCTGTTGGAAGCGGAGTGCAACCTCGGGCAAACCTTGGGCTGTGCTCCGTCTCGGGGACGTATCCCACCACAACCCTCCTCCTAACGGGGGATGTGATCCACATGGTCAAGATCCCAGCCGGCGCCACCGTGCTCGACGTGATTCTCGACGCCGACACGAACCTCGACGCCGGAACCGCGCTCACTTTGAGCGTGGGCTACACCGGCGCGCTCGAGGCTTTTATCAGCCAGGATACCGTCGGACAGGCAGGTGGAATTCGCCGGCTGTCCGTCGTTGGTGGGACGCAGAAGAACTTCGCGGCTGCAGACACGATTCAGGTGTCCGCAACGGCGGGGGCGGCGTCCGGAGGAACCACGGGCGTCATCAAGCTCACCGTGCTGTACACCATGGATCCGTAGGCCGGCAATCATCAACCAGCCGGGGAGGGGAGATTTTGAGCCTTCCCTCCCCGCACATCCAAGGGGGATTCTTCGATGAGAAAAACGCTTTTCATTCTTGTTCTGATGCTGTCGTTGGTCATGGGGCCGCTCATCCCCGCTCCGGCGATGGCTGTCACCTTCACGGCTGTCGGCACCGAACACCCCGGGCAATTCACCGCGATCACCGGCGTCGACAATTCCGTGCTCTACGTCGTGACTTCCAGCGGGAAACTTTATTCTCAGGCGATCGACAACGGGATACTCACGCTGCTTGCGACCATCCCGAATGAAAAACTCACAGCGATCGTCTATCCGGCGACCGGGACGTACACCTACATCGGGACCGCAAGTGGAAGGATTTACCGGCATACGATCTCCGGGAACACCATTTCCAAGACAACCCTTGCAGCCTGTACCACTCCCGGGGCCGGCATCGTTGCGATGAAGTGGGATGCGACCCTTACGAAAATCTGGCTCATCACGAACAAGGGGAAAACGTACTTCTGTACGCCGTAAAGAGCTTCGCCGGGGAGCTCCCTGACGCTATGATCCGGCGATTGTAAGGACGGGGGGGTACAGGCCATGCCCCCTCGTCACCAAAAAGGGGTGACGGATGAATTACGCAGAACTGTCGATGGCGATTTCCGACTGGCTGAACAAGGATCAGATCGATAAGGTTTTACCGACGATCATTCGGTTTGGCCAGCGTGATCTCGAGGATAACCTGAGGATCCGGCCGATGGAGTACCACCCGACGACATCATCTTTGTCGGCGGGGGAGGATGCTCTGGCGCTTCCCTCGGATTTCCTCGAGTTAATTTACCTTGTGCTCATAAAGGACAACGTGCGCTATCCGGTTGATGGCCGGGAAGCCGCGCGGGTGCTGTATACGGAGCGTCCTTCCGTCACGGAGACGGGCATTCCCCGCAAGGTTGCGCGCGTTGCTGATGATTTTGTGTTCGACGTTCTGACGGATGCGGTCTACACCCGGGATTGGAGCTATTACCGGCGTCTGCCGGTCCTCGTTGCGGCGGCCCCCAACAACACGAATTGGTGGAGCGAGAACGCGGAAGAGGCGTTTCTCATGTCTTGCTTGAACAAGGCCAGCATGTACGTCTCGGGGATCCCGGAAGGTGACAAAAAGAAATGGGCTGACGGGAATCTTCTCGCGCGCGAAGCCCTGAAATTCAAGGAAGCTCGAGAAACGACGGGGGGCTCTGTCCTCCGATCGTCAAATTGGAAGTGAGGGGGATCATTATGAAAAAGGCGCTTTTTGTCGTTCTGGCTCTGGCGGTCCTTGTAATTCCGTCTTTTGGATTCGAGTCTTGGCAGCGATCCGGGGTACTCACCGGAGGGGTTGTATCCGACAACACAACCCTCACCTTTACCCTGCCGTCGAACGTGGGGCACAATTCTTTCCTGTACGTTCCCACTATCGACTCCGCGGCGATCGCGCTCTCCTGCAGCGTGGACGGAACCACCTTTGGGACGCTGGCTACGAATTACAGCGCAACGGCCTTGATCGACTTCACTTATGCGGCGACCACCGGGGGGAAGGTTTTGCAGCTCCCGGATATCAGCCCTTGCCGAAAGCTTAAAATCACGGCCGGTGCCGCACAAGCGGCCAATCGGACGTTCATTATCTTTGGGAATTAAGGGGGGCAAGATGAGACTTTTACAATCATTTTTCGGCAAAGACGGTTCTCTCGTTGTGAAGCGCGAAGGCATCACCGTTGCGATGCGAACGAAGTACGAAGTGGAGTGCTACGGCCCGGACGGGGTTCTAAAATGGCGGGACGGCTTCGAGAACCTGGTCGTCACGGCAGGGCTGAACAAGATCCTCGACGCAGCCTTCAAGACTGGCCTTGCTTCCCCGGCCTGGTATGTGGGCTTGAAGGATACCGGCACTCCGGATCCGGCCGACACAATGGCCTCGCATGGAACGTGGGTTTGGATCGACAACTATACCGGAGATAGGCAAGCATTCACGCCTGGAACAATCTCCGGTGGATCGGTTTCCAACTCCGCGTCGAAGGCCGTGTTCCCGATCACCGGCGACGATACGATCTACGGCGCCGGCCTTTGCGACAGCGCAACCGGCGACACCGGCGTTCTGTACGGGGTCGGGGATTTCACGGCTCCCCGTGCGGTGCTGATCGGCGACACGTTGAACGTGCAGATCACGCTGACGGCAGAGGCGGCGTGAGAGGAACGCCTTGCTCGGCCATAGGGGAAATGCCTGAATGAGACAGGCGATGACAAGCGGATTTGGAAACGTCTCCGGTGCGGCTGCGGATACATACGCGGCTGTCATGGGGAGGGCCGTCTCATCCAGCACAAACGCCACATATATGTTTAGTGTGGTGCCGACGAACGGTACGTTCAACACTCTCCGGATTTGGCTTGGGACGGCCCCAGGCGTAGACAAACAATGGGATGTTTCCCTTTATGTAAACGGCTCTCCATTTCTCACCGTCACCATAACCGGAACAGACACGATAGGAGTAAGCACAGGATCTAAAGCCGTTTCCGCTGGCGATGTTGTCATGTTACATGCGACGGCAACGGGAAGCCCGTCAAATTCAACGGTCCGGTGTTCGATATATTTCGATGGCGACACGGCTGGCGAAAGCATTCTCATGGGGAGTTGTGCTGGCAGCGCGATAAGCACTACGGTCACTCGGTACAATTCTGTTTCCGGGGGCATTGGATCGCCAGCGACAGAAGTAGACACCTATCAGGTAATACCGACCCCGGGAACCATAAAAAAACTATATGTGAAGTTTGATGTCGATCCCGGAGCAAGCCCGGACGCTTATACCACGACGTTTCGTAAAAATGGGGGATCAACGTCGCTTGCCGTTACAATCGTCGCCAACGATACGGCGGGGAACGACACCGCCTCCGGCCACGATGTCGCCGTAGCCGCTGGCGACCTCGTATCACTGATGTTTGAGCCTGTAGATACGCCAACCGTGGCTGTTCGCCCCGGGTGGGGCATGGTGTTTGTTTCGGACACGAATGGCGAGAGTTTGCTTTTAGGCGGGACAATCGTTGATCTTGTTACTTCGGCAGTAAGATATACGGAACTTCCCTCCCAAGGGGGCAGTTGGTCATCATCGGCTGGTTCCGTGATAAGCAAGTTGAACGCCTGTACCCTGACAAAATGGTACGTCGATCTTACTGGATCCCCGATGAACAACGATGCAAATGCAGATAAATACACATTTGCCGTTGCTCTGGACGGCACAGAAACGGCGATAACATGCACCATTGCGGATGGCGGCACAGGAAACACAAAAGGGAACGATACCGCTCACACCGCCGACGTGACCGACGGGCAAATAATCGGATTGAAAGTGACTCCTGCAAGCACTCCCACCACCAGGGATGCAAGGTGGGGGCTGGTATGTTATATCTCGCCGGTTTCAACGTACAACGAATCCCTGACCCTTGCCGTCACCGCTGACCTGTCCAGGACGGGAATCCTTTCTGCGATCAATGCCCTGATCCTCGCCGTTGTGTCCGGACAGGATCAGGCCGGAGGTATGACGCTCGAGGAAGCCTTGACGCTGGCGATTGCCTCCGGGCAAGGGCAAGCCGGAGGAATTTCCTTCGAGGAAGCCGTGTCTCTTTCGATAAGCGCCATCAGTGTTCAATCTGCATCGACAGAAATGAGTGCCGGTCTTTCCCTGGGGATAACTGCGGATCAAGGCTCCGGCAACGTAGCGGAGATGGACGCAACGATCGCCCTCTCTCTCGCGGCCGCGATATTTCAATCGGAAAGCATTGAGGGTGCGCCGCAGACATATAACGAATTGGTGACGATCGCGGCGAAGATGGGAATGTCGCGGTCGGCCGTTGGAACCTTGCAGGAAGCCATAACGTTGGCGACCTCGGAAGGCGTCGGGCTGACCAGCCAAGCCGTCATGGTGAACGCGCTTATCTTGCAGATCGTCTCGTCAATGGATGGAGCTTTTTCCGTGTTTGTCATCACGACGGGGAACAGGCTCCAATTCGTGTTCAGGAAACGTAAGGATCATTTCACGCAATAGACAGGGGTGGATATGGCCGATATCTTTTTGCGGGTAAACACAGCGGTTGTCGTTCCGGTGAACATGGAGCCGCTTGTAGACGAAACCGATGGATTCACCCAGGAAGCCGTTGCCTATAACGCCGCGGGGATGGCCCTCGAATGGAATTTTGTCACCCTGGCCGGCGCTATGTCGCAAACGTCGGTTACTCCCACGACAGGATCTTTCCACGACTGGACGGATCTTGGCGGTGGAATGATGAAAATAGAGATCCCCGTCTCCGGTGGGGATGTAAATAACGACACGGAAGGATTCGGCTGGTTTACCGGGAAGTGTACTGCAACAAGGCCCTGGCGTGGTCCGGTCATCGAATTCTCCGCAAGACTTCCGGAAACGGGCGCGATTGTTTCCGATGCCGGGAATTCGGCAACCTTCTTTGTGACGAATCTGACCTCGGCGGTGAGCGACTATTGTGTGGGATCCTTCCTGAAATTCACCAGCGGGACGCTGATTAACCAGGTGCGGAGGATCACCAGCTACAGCGGGACGAATTTCTCAATTGGCGTGTCAAGCGCCTTCACGGGAACGCCGGCCGCGGCGGATATGTTCATCATCATCAATCAGTAGGGGGATCGAATGGCTATCGTCGGCGGGGATCTAAAACTATACCTTACCGGGGGAGCTGCAAACGCGGATCCCCTGCTGTCCCTGGGAGGCGTGACCTCGAGCGTCCAATTCACGGACAACACCCTCGACAAGCTCTTTGCCAGCGTCGGGCCGGCCGAAGCCTTGGCGGGATCCGTTAAATATCGTGCCCTCACCTTCAAGAACACGTCGGCTCTGACGGCTTATGGCGCGTCGATTTACGTCAGTCAGGAAACGACCTCCCCGGGTACGACCGTAGCGATCGCCTACGATTCCACCGGAACGCAGGACGTAGCCGATGAGGATACGGCGCCCACCGGATTATCGTTTTCGACGCCTGTATCCCTTGCGACAGCGGTAGCCCTTGGGGATGTGGCGGCGGCGGGAGTAGCGCGGATCTGGTTCAAGAGAACGGTCACGGCGTCGGTTGCAGCGGCGGCAGCGGATACCGGCAAGGTGACTATTATGGTTGGGTCAGAACCGTAATGTCTTACTACCTTCTCGCAAGAGGGGATGGATCTACCCCCGAATCATACAATGTCAGCAGGACGTTTGCCTATATTTGGGGCATATATCCTGGCGTTAGCGCCGAATTTACTTATATCTGGACGGTCTATTCAAGGATTACGGCTGTATTTACTTATAAGTGGAATATATGGCTTTATGTGTCAAGGGAGTTTACATATATTTGGAAAGTTTGGTATGCGATACAAAGGGAATTCACCTATATTTGGAAAGTATTCGACACATCTGCAAGTATTGGCGGGAAGATTAAGTATCATTTTCGGGCGAACGCTGTCATAAATCGGTTCTACCGGAAATTCAGGGATGGCTGATCTCGATATCACCATCACACTTCTTACTCCTATAAGCATACGTCTTACTATTGAATCGGAATATACCGGCGAGGATTACGAGATTTGGTGGAAATCCGATCATCCTGCCGGTCAGGAGTTTGTACTTCTTGGAAGAACGCAGGATAAGACGCTTGAAGTAGGCAGTTTAAGTTGGACAACAACGTATTATTTCAAGGCAAGAGATATATCTGGATCGACTTATTATTCCTTTGGAGCGGTAACGGAAGTGTTTATATGTTGCGGTCAGGCTTTTGTAATAATGCCTGGATTACCGTCCGGCCCTGGGGTTGGTCAATGGTGGCAGCAGGGAATGGATATAGATGGGAATTCCGTAGCCTTCGAGGGCAGAAGCTTCGGTTCTGTTTCGGCTTCGGAAATCCAGTTGTGGAATTTTGATACCGGCACGGAGATATGGGAAAAGAATTGGTCGCAAACCGGATTTGAGTGGACTTCATACATGGCGGCGATAAGGTTACGGGACAACATAGCGGCAACACTGGAAGCTTATTATCTTGGTGAAAGTTCTGACATGGCATGGAAGTTTTATCTAACAAATATAGAGTTTGGCACGATCATAAATTCATTGACATTTGATAATCCAGAATTTGACACCGGGAACTCTCATCTACACGAAGGTTCCTTGCAATTCCTGCTTGAATTCAATGATGATAACAGGATAATCGCTGGATTGTTTACTGAAATGCATTCCGAATCTGCCGACAAGTTAGATTCTAATACGGCAAGGGTTTATTTTCCGGCTGATGGAGTAAATGAATTCGACTTGTATATGGCAACGGGGATAGATGCGGATTTTGTGCCGGATGTTTCTTATAATGCAACCACAAGCGCAGAGGGGTTATTCAATGTAACCTTGTATTTGAGATCGGAAGATCCGGGGATTTGGCCTGGGACTACATTTGTCCCCATAAAGGTTTGGAATACAGGGAGTGGCCCTCCCGGATATGGCAGTTCAACGATCTTCAATTACAGCTATTATATCACCAATTTATTGAAAGGGACTACATATAGAATAAAATGGCATTATTTTAATGTAGGATGGTTTGAGAGCTATTCTTCGCATTGGAGCGATGAAGAAGTTATTGTTACCGGGGGTACTCCTTTTGTATATCAATCTTCCTCCATCGTTTCCCCGATAGAAGTTTCAGGATTGTCTTATGATACGCGGTATATGTGGATGGTTATTGGGCCAGGGGGGGCAAATTATCCCGCGTATGTGCAATCAAATTGGGCAGCTTCACCTACAATTAGGTTTAATATGCAAAGATTGTATTTCAGGATATCTCACGATGGAGGAATGACGTTCGGTGATCCGGAGCTTATCCTGGAAAACCTCGGGAATGGGTATGCTTCGATGGCAGAGGCGGCAGACGGAGCGATTTGGATTGCGACGGGAGATCGTGGGAATGGATACGCATATAAACTATACAAATGGGTTGAGGACGAGGGACTTTCTCTTGAAACAACTATTACCCCATTGGGAACAGCGCAGTATTTCAGTCCTATTTACGCAGAAGGGGAAAAGATAGCTTTTGTTTATATAGATTCATACAGTGGAAATCCGATCGTTGGGGTATATAAGCTTGTAATAAGCACAGATAATGGGGCAACTTGGTCTACTAAAACAATTACTTCGGCGGGTGGAACATATATCGTTTCTATTGTAGATGGATGGTTCCCTGTTGTGTGCATCGCGGACGGGAACATCATATTTCAGAATACAACGCTTACCGGGTTTGAGCTCCTGACAAGCGAGGATGACGGGGATACCTGGGTTCCCTCATGGACTTGGACTTCGGAGTATATTCCGTACCTCGCGGTTTCGTCCATGAGATCAGATGGTGCGAATGTCGTTTGGGCTTCATGCCGACTTGCTTCGGCCGAGGGAGAGCCTATGGCGCTTCTTTATTCTGACGATGCCGGCTTAACCTGGACGTTGAAGGAAATGCAATCAGCAATTGGTGTTTTGGTGCCGGCCTGATGGATACCAGGACCAAATCCCCGGCTGAAAAGTTCCCGGTCTATTTTAGTTTTTCGAATGATCTTGTTCCGGGAGAAACGGTAGTCTCCTATGTGCTGACCTCCATCAACGCTGCGACGGGGGAAAGCTCCGCGGAGGATCGGGCGTATGATGCTGGGCCTCCCGAAGTCCTCGAGATTGTGAAAGTGATTGATTCTGATTCCCTGTCCTCGCCGGATGTGGTCGTTGTTCTGAAAGACGGCGTAGAGGATGACGAACATAGGATCCAATGCATAGCGACCACCAGCGCGGGAAAAGTCTACCAGCGGGATCTGTTGCTGTTCATCCATTCCGAAGTGACAGACAGTTTCACCAAGCAGCCTGACGATGCTTTTGCTTTTGATGTGGATTTCACGCGTCGTCTCGAAAGCGGGGAGGCGGTCGCCTCCGCTGTTGTGGCGGCGGTAAAAGAATCGGATGGCTCGGATGCGGCGTCCCTTGTGCCCGGGGCGGTTGTCAGCACTCCGCTTGTGGCGGTTGCCGTCATCGACGGTACGGACGGAGAAACCTATCGCTTGGGGATCCGCGGTACGACAACCGCGGGGTATGTATACGAAAAATTCGTCCGTATGAACGTCCAGGAGTTTTGATATGCCGGTAAAGTCGTTTTCGTTCAATGAACCGGAAAAGGGAATCGTCACGCAATTACCGTCGAACCGGGTGGCGTTTTTCACCGGGAACAACGTCCGAATCACGCCTGGATTCGTGTCCAAGACTTTCGGGAAAGCCCTCATCGTCTCTCTACCAAGCACTCCGGCGATCCGGGCTGCGTTCTCCTTTGTCGGAACGGACGGGGCGGTTCGGACGATCGTTTGCTGTGATGCGAAGGTATTCGCCTATGATTCCACGTTTGGATCCTACGTCGATATCACCCCCTCGCCGGCGCCGACGGGAACGGCAACGGACATCTGGCAGTTCGATCTGGTAGCCGGCCTTCCGATTTTGTCGAACGGAAAGGACATCATCTGGAAGTGGTCATCCTACGCCGGCGTCCTGACGGCTCTTTCGGGAGCGCCTACCTGGGCGAAGCGGATCTCGAGCTGCATGAACCGCCTGGTTGTGTCGAATCTTCTCGAGGGAGGGTATACATACACCGGCCGGGTACGCTGGACAGAGCCAGGGAATCCCGAGAATTGGACGCTGGACACGACGAACAAAGCCGGTCGACACGATATCATGGCCTACCAAAGTGGAATCGAGGCTCACGCGAACATCAAGGCGCAGAGGACGCGAGGGCATGAGGTATTCTTTTTCACGGAGCGGGGATTGTGGAAGGCCGATTTCGCGGCAGCCATGCGGAATTTCGTCTGCGTGAATCCGATCACTGAGATCCTGTCCTCGAGGGCCTTGTGCAAGAAAGAGGAAACGATCTACTTCATCGGCAAGAACGACCTGTACTGGACAGGAGGCGAGGATCCCACGGCTTTCGGCTTGTCAATTAGAGACGAGCTGTTTGACAATCTGAATGCCAGCGCGATCGCCACGGCCTTTTGCTTCGCTCCCTACAGGACGGCCGAAGTTTGGTTCTGTGTGGCCACCGGATCCAACACGGCGCCGAATAAGGCTTTCATCTACAACACGGAAACGAAATCCTTTTCGATCCATGACGTTGATTTCTCCTGCCATGCGGAAGCCCTCCATACGTCGATCCCCTACGATGTCGTTGGAAACGTCTCGGGGCAGATTCTAAAGCTCGATGACGGTTTCAACACGGCTGCAGGGCTGGCGATCGACGGCCGGATCGAAACGGGGGATCTCGACTTCGGCCTTCCGAACAACGTGAAAATGATCGCGGAAGTGATTCCTCAGCTTGGTTTTCAGGAAACCGTGAGCGAACTGATGGTGCAGATAGGTGTGAAGGATCAGGTGCCCGATGATCTTCGCTGGTCGGATCCCGTGCCGTTCACGATCGGCGTCTCGAGCAAATGCGATTTCAACGGTTTCCGCAAGGGCGGGAAATTCGTCCGAATCCGGTTCTACTCGGATCTCCTGACGAGCCCCTGGAAGATGAGCGGCTACACAATCAATTATGAAGTGGGAGGAACGCGATGAGCTTACCGAATACCGTTGTAGATATCACCCCGAAGCCTCAGATCGTTGTGGGGTTGATCCCATGCCAGAACAGATATTACCTAGACCTGGTGTGGCCGATCATCCGGCCGGGAGTACAAGAACTTGCGAATATGTCCCTCGGGGAAATATCGGATTTCAAGATTTGGAGTGAAATCTATGGGGGGTCTCTGCAGCTCTATTTGATTTATACGAATTCAATTCCAATAAAGGCAGGGGTCAACCAGGAAGCGTTCATCGAGAAACTGAAAACGCCCGATAAGGATTTTGTGGGGTTTTACGTCATCCAACTGCTGCAAACGAGCGTCCATGTCTACCTCGCCTGGGTGCAGCCGGAATATCGCCAGTCCCAAATGATATCGAGAGCCGGGGAATTCGTGGAGGAACAGGCGAAAAACATGGGCGCTCCCTACCTGTCCGTTGCGACCCATCCGATGTTCTCGGACGCCCTGATAAAGCGTGGGTACACGCCGACAACGCATAATTTCAGGAAGAAGCTGTAGGAGGAAGCGATGACTGGCGGCAGCGGCAGCAGCGGGGGGGATTCCGTAAACTACACGAACCTGATCCCGACGTACATCCCGGGATTTCAGGATTGGACGATCGAGTACCTCGAATCTGCGGCGTCCCTGTCCATGTCGAATTATATCGCCTATGCCGGGGCGACCTACGCAGCCCAGGACGCGAACGAAACGGACGGGATTGCGGCTCTGGCGACTCGAGGGCGGTATGGATCCACGATAGAACTCGACGGGAAGGCTCTCCTTCGGAACCTGTACGACGGGTTGAAGATTGCGACGAACTCAAGGATAGGGGCGTTGTACGCGGCTCAGATCGAAGCGCTCCTGCAGGAATTCGATGAAGATGTGTTACCGCAGATCCGGTCAAATTATGTTATGGCCTGGGGCGGCAGCGAACACAACGTAGCGGAAGCGAAAGCCGCGGAAAAGGCGATGGCGAAGATCAACGATATCGCCAAGATGTACTACGACGATTACCGGCACGAAAGGGGGCTGCAGCAAGCGGCGATGGCTCATGCGACCCCCTACGGGCTCCAATGTATCCGCGATATGGATATGCTGCACCAGGCGGGGATCTACGTTAGGGAATATCTGCAAAAGAGTTATGAGAACGCCTGGGAGAAGTGGAACGATGAAATGACCATCCCGATCAAGAACCTCGATATCCTCGGGAACGCGGTTCGTACAATCCTTTCGACCTACAGGCAGACGTCTGTGAAATCGTACCGTCCACCGGCTATCGCGCAGATCGCTGGCCTTGCGATCGCAGGGTTGTCGCTCTACTCGATGTTCTCAGGGACCACACTGAATCCGTATTCCAACCCGACCGCAAAGAAGGAGCTCCCGGCAGATATCATGGGTTTTGCTGCCGGCAACGATGAAACTCCTGCGAACCAGACGGGAGTTTCATCAATAATCCTCGGGTTTGGAGGATAAATGGCTACCGCAACGAGTACCGTAAAAACCGTTCCCCCGTGGGCCGAAGATTATGTTGTTCTATACGCGGAACGGGCGATGGAACTTTCAGGGGCGCTTGGTGGAAATCGGATGCCGGCAGGGGCCGCCACGGACGTTTCAGGAGCAAACGTCAACGTGGAAAGCGGAATCGACGGATCCACCACGACCTATGCTCAGTTGATCTCAAGCGGAGCTACGGACGGGGTTGCGACTTATGACGCATGGCCGGCCGGAACGGAAACATTCACTAGGCTTAGGCTGCAAGTCTCCGCGGCATTTAATACGGGCGGGCATACCGGAAACGACAATATGGAGGGGAGGATCGAATATTCGCTGGACGGGGGGTCCACTTGGACGCAGATGTACTATGCAGCCGGCGTGGACAACGATGTACTTGCAACTCAAAGGGCGATTACGTCTATCGAACTCGCGCTGGATCAAGATTTAACTCAGGTACAGGTGAGGGCTACAGCTCACGGAGCCGAAGGAGTAGACGCTGTTTTAGAAATCTACGAGGTTTACATTTCCGGGGCCTTTGCCCTTGCCGAAGGATCTGCCGGCTCTCTTCAAGTCTATTCCGGCCCGATCTACGCGCCTCAGAATCTTGACGAGACAGACGGAATCGCCGGTCTTGCTACTCGGGGTCGGTACGGAGATCAGGTTATCTCAAAGGCGATCGCCTACGAGGATGATGTAATTAACGGGGGGCATCTTGCGGGAACAAAGGCAGCCCTGGTCGCTGCCCTTGCGTCAGTCACCGGAAATTCTACTTCGAGTTTTGCTTCATTTTCATCGAGGATCGGGAGGAAGCCATTCTATGTCGGAGATTCCGATTCAACGTATCTGGCACAGGCTCTCGTTTCTGGTACGCCGGCACTTTACAACGCTAGAATCAGCGCGGCGATTCACGCAGACAATTTCCACAAGGAGCGTGACATTCAAGACCACGCGCTCGGTTACGGTGTTGAAATGGGTAAACACGCCGCAATCGACGCGGAAACCCTTCGGAGGGCTGGACTTTACCAGCGGGAATACGTCCAGACCGGCTATCTATTGACGCACAAGCTTTTCCTCGAGGAACAAGAAATCGCGGTAGTAAACCTCGAGATATTCGGGAATTGTTTAAGGGCCCTCACGGGGAGCCAACAGACAACGACTCAGGAATATGCTGGCGGGAACAAAGTATCGGCCGCGGTCGGGATGGGGATGGTAGGTGGGGTTGCCGGCTGGTACGCGGGAGTTGCGCTTGGAGCCGAAGGTGGAGCTTGGGGTGGACCGATCGGCATGGTAGCGGGGGCGATCATCGGCGGCGTTTTGGGTTATGTACTTTCATAGGGGGCGGGTATGGAAAACATGACAGGGAGCAGCATATTCAAGGAGTGGGCGAGAAGGTATGCCCCGGGGCTGATCGAAACCCGCACGACTTTCGATTTAGACCCGACTCTCGGCATCCCTCCAAAACAGGCCCCCATCGAGGGGGTGTTTTCTGGAAAGGGAGCTCCTAGCCTATCAGTACCGTCAATGCGACCGGCGAAGATAGAGGGCCCTACGGCGTTTCCCGCGCCGGAAGTCGCTCCCCAAGAGAACTCCCTTGCGAATTATGTTCCGCAGCAACCGATACCGGAAACCGCTCCCGGGGAAGGAGAGAAGGAGCCCAGGGGGATCAGCCCAGGAGCGATAGGATTGCTCGGAGCCGGATTCTCGATGATGGCGACTCCCCCGCGACAAGTCCCATACAGCAACCTTGAAATCCTCGGCCGTGGAGGACAGGCGGGCATAGCGTATTATGAAAAGGCGCTCGAGGATAAGCGCCGCCAGCAAGCGCTTGACATTTCTGAAAAAGAACATCGGCTAACGCGCGAGGATCGCCGGACGGCCGCGGAAGATCGGGCATCGTATTATAAAGATCGGGCAACAACCGCCAGGATAGAAGCGGAATCAAGGGACGAGGCGCGCAAGGCGACGGCCAAAGAAAACGCCGTGCTCGATGTTCCGATCGATCCAAAGGTGGCAGAACATTATGGCGTCGACCCGAAGATGACCGTGCGAACGTTCAACAAAATGCAGGCTGGTCTGACGGCGATGGCGAAGCCGGAGAAGGAAGTCAAGACGGATCCTTTCACCGAATGGTATCAAAAGCGCGTGGAGGAAACAGGAAAGGCCCCAAGCGCGAAGGATATCGAGGGCTGGCATCGAAACCCGTCAACCAGCGGGGGGGACGCCGATTCCGGCCCGGGAAAGGTCGGCGCGATCGGCGCGGTGAACCGGGAATTGGTGGCGATGTATCTCCCCCATGGCCGGAAGAACCTCGAAGCGAAGGGTCCGGCCGGCGCGGAAGAACTGAAAGGCATGATGCTGATGCTGGGAAACACCGATCAGTACGGCGGGACAGTGAATGACGCCCGTCTACGCGAATCGCTGTCACCTGACGAACGAAAAGAGTACGATTTCGTAAAGCGGAAGGGGCAGGACTATTCCAGGACGATGACACCGGCGAACGCGATCGCAAAGGCGCAAGAGGAATGGAAAGCAAGCCAGCCAAAACAACCTGCCGCCCAAGCGAAGGCCGCCGCACAATACCAAGATTACAAGCGGGTGTACGAAGAAATCATGAATTATCCGGGATGGAGTAACGCGGAGAAAAACGCCAAGATCGAGGAAATGAACGACAAGGCGCGAAAGATGGGACTCATTAAGTGAGCGAATTCGCCCAATTTCTCCCCCCCTCTTCGGGGATTTCTCCCGAAGAAGGAGGATTCGATGCCTTCCGGCCGCCCGTCAAGAAGAAGGAGCCCCCGGGGATCACCGATCGCCTTGGTACGGCTGCAGTAGGCTTGTGGGACACCGCAAAGAAAGCGGCAGCTCCCACGCCCCTCACGCCGACGCCCCCGACTGGTTTCGATATCTCGCCCCCCCCGGGGATGAGTCCGGACCAGCAACTTTTCGACATGGACCGGATCGCAGTAGCGCAAAAGAACGGGAAGCCGGTCGACAATCTCCTGCAGGAGATGACCGCCCGGGGCTGGAAGCTCAACGCCCCCGGGAAGGCTGCGCCGGTGCCTATACCCTCAGCGCCTTCTTCTTTCCTGACCAAGATCCCGTACTCCGGGATCGAAGGCGCGCCGACAGGAGAGGAATCGTCGATCAACCCCTTGGATCTCGCCAAGGCTGGCGGTCGATCGGCAGTTGAGCTCGCCTTGTTCCCGGCGCGCGCTGGCGCAGAACTCGCCGCGGCATCGGCCGGACGAGCGTATTCGATAGAAGGTGCCACCGGCGCCGCGACCACGCCAACAGGGATCACGGATCCGGTCCTTCACGAAAAGATATCGAAGTCCGTCAACGATGCGATCGAATCGGGCAAGGGATTCGTTTTTGGAGCCCCTACCGAGGGCGCAGCGGCCTTCGAGGAAGGGCTGGGTATCCCCTTCGAGGCTTTGGGGTACGTTCCGAAGAAAATCGGGGATTACGTCACCGAAAAGACCGGCGATCCCTTGCTTGGGAAGGCCGCGGAGTATGCGGCTCTGATCGGAACCTTCAAGATGGCTCATCGTGGAGGAAAGACCATTCAAGAGGGGATCGACCGTCTGGTGCGGTCCAAGAAGCCGATCACCGTCGAAACTCCCCCGGTAGAGGCCGCCACGCCTCCACCCCCCCTTTTAGAAGCGCCTATCACCCCTGAGGCGACACCTACCCCTCCCCCGGCGCCCGAAGCGACTGTAGCCCCGGGAATGGCTCCTGGGACCCCTGAATTCTACAAGGCCGAGGCTGCCAAGCTCCCGGGCGATGTGCGGTACATGGGCGATATGGGTGGTCGACCCATGTTCCAGGACGAGGGCGGCGCCGGAAGTTTCACGAAAGCGCCCGAGGAAACGGTCCAGGAGGCCCTTGCGAGAGCTCGAGCGCGATATGAGACGCCTCCAAAAGCCGCAGACATTCCGGAGGTTACACCACCCGTTTCGACGGAACTCCCTTCACGTCGCACGGAAGAGCGTCCCGTGCGATCCGGCTATCCCGAAAGCCAGGTGCCGGACCTTCTGACCGTAGAATCCGACATGGTGGCCGTCAAGACGTCCTTGGGCCAAATGGAAAAGGATTACGCCATCAAGAAGGGAAAAGCCTCTTCTTCTATGGACACTTTGGCGCTTTCCGATCGAATCAAGGTGTACCGGGAAGCGCTGAACAAGCTCGAGACGCGGAAGATCGAACTGCAAAAGCCTGTGTCACCTGTGCCAGAACAGAAACTCCCTC